TGAAGAAAGAATCCAAGACCAGCCTGAAGCGCATTGACCTTCTGGTCGCTGCGTTGATGGCACACAGCCGAGCGGGTACACTAGGCAACGCACCAGCGCCGAAGCCGAAGGCTGAGGTCAAGTGGATCGAGTTGTAGGGAGACAAATGGGAATCCTTGATCGCGTCCTCGGACGCCAGAACCAGCCAGAAGAGAAGCGCTTTATCGGCGGCCAGTGGCTGAGCAACGAGATGACATCATCCTCGGCTGGAGTCCTCATTACTGAAGACAACGCAACCAGCATCGGCGCGGTCTACGCAGCCGTGAAGTTGTACGCCGACACCGTTGCAGGACTTCCGTGGGACACCTACATCCGCATTGACGGAACGCGCCGACCATACCGTCCGCGTCCGCGTTGGATGGACTTCCCAATCCCGAACAATCCGAACTTCACATCCTTTGAGTTGAAGCACCGAATCGTCAGCAGCCTGATGCTGGACGGCAACGCCTTCATCTTGGCGCTGCGTGATACGTCAGGAAACGTCATTGAGACGCGCGTGCTTGATCCGCAGAAGGTGGAGATCCACACTGGCGACAAGGGCGAGCCGCTCTATCACGTCGAGACCATTGAAGGCGCGATCACGCTAACGACGGACGAGATCGTTCACATCCCTCTATTCGCCACTGGCGAGAACCATCGTGGACTGTCGCCGGTCGAGCATCACAAGGTGACGCTCGGACTTGCAAGCGCAACGCAGGAATGGTCAGCGAAGTTCTATCAGAACAACGCAAGCGTCGGCGGTCTGATCAAGGTCCCAGGCGAGCTGACGCAGGATCAGGCAGACGCGCTTCGCAACGGATTCGGACGCCGACACGGTGGCATCGCAAATGCGTGGCGCGTCGCAGTCCTCACTGGCGGCGCTGACTACACGCAACTCGGCGCAAAGATCAGCGACCTACAGCTCGTGGAGACAATGCACTACGGCGTGGAAGCCATCGCGCGCATCTACGGCGTGCCGCTGCACCTGCTCCAGTACCCAGGAGGCAACACGTCGTACAGCAGCGTGGAGATCATCAGCATCGAGTGGCTGCGACTCGGACTTGGGCCGCTCATCGCTCGCCTTGAGTCCTCGCTCCAGCGCCTCGTGCCAGGAGCCGAGCAGACCTTCCTCAAGTTTACGCTTGAAGGCTTGCTGCGACCAACCACGCAGGAGCGATACAACTCCTACGCGACCGCGCTCAACAACGGCTTCTTGTCGGTGAACGAAGTGCGCGCACTGGAAGATCGCTCGCCGGTGGACGGCGGCGAACAGTTCTGGAAGCCACTGAACATCGGCACACTCGGACAAGACGAGCAGGTCTGATGCCTTACATCATCACCGACATTGACGGCACGCTGACCACGACAGGCGACAATCCGAACCAGCCATACATCGACTGGCTGAAAGGCCAAGCCAACGACTTTGGCTTTGAGGTGATCGTCGTATCGGCTCGCAACATCGACCGACTTGCAGAGACCGAGCGATGGCTTGAGGACAACCTCGTGCCGTACAAGGAGATCCACCTTCAGGACTTTGGCGAGAGCAATCCAGCCGTGAACGAAGCGTTCAAGGCATACAAGTATTCCAAGTTGCAGGAAGAGTATGGCGATGAGATCGCCTTTCTCGTAGACAACGACGCCGAGGCGCGTGACGCGGCCGAGGGGATGGGCATTGACGCATACACGCCAGACGAGGCGATGGGCTTGACCGTGGACGAAGACGACGACAACGAGATGCGCGTGCTGATTGACGTGCCGCAATACATCCAAGAAGCCGCTGAGAAGGGTCTGACCTACGAGCGCAACGGCTACGCCGGTGACGGCTTGACCGAGCAGACCGTTGAAGAGGCGCGGCAGCTGCGCGCAGGACAAGTCGAGGATGACAAGGTGACGCGGATGCGCGCGTGGATTCTGCGACACCGTGGTGACTGGGAAGGCGTACCGCGCAACAGCAACTCAGACGATGCCGACTTCCCAGGACCAGGCGCAGTGGCTGCCTACCTCTGGGGTGTTGATCCCACAGCAGAAAACGGCGCAGATCGCGTCCTAGAATGGGCAGATGGCGTACTCGCGCCGATCGAGACAGAAGAGAGGTTCGACGTGAAAGAACTTGAGACACGCGCTCTCCCGATGGGCGAGTTCACGGTGACCGATGGCGAAGACGGCCAGAAGACCTTCACCGGCTACGCCGCACTCTTCGGCGCACCTTCGGCTGGACTTCCGTTCACCGAGGTGATCGCTCCAGGCGCCTTCCGTCGCACGCTCTCCCGCGTCGCTGACGGCAAGAAGATTGTCTCCTTCCTCTTTGGACACGACGAGACACGCGCACTCGCCACGACCGCGAGCGGACGACTTGAACTCACCGAAGACGAGCGCGGCTTGAAGGTTGAGGCTCGCCTTGATCCAGCCGATCCAGACGCCGCAGGCGTGATCAGCAAGCTGACGCACGAGGCTCGCGCGATGGGAATGTCCTTCGGCTTCACGATCCCGAAGAACGGCGACGAGTGGGACGAAGACACTCGCACGCTCCGCGAAGTCAATCTCTTTGAGGTGAGCGTCCTCTCCGCAGGACAGACTCCCGCCTACCCAGCGACGCTGGGTCTTACCTCCGTTCGCAAGGTCGCGTCCCGAATGGGCGTAGACGGCGACCGGCTTATCTCAGCCATCGAGTCCTTGAAGTCAGCGCAACCGCTGACAGAACAGGATGTCGAGGTGATCGAGACCGTCACGGAGAAGTTGGCTCCGAAGCGCACAGGGGTGGACGCATCCATCGCTCGCGCCAAGTTGCTGCTCGCCGAGATGGAATCGGAATCGCTCTAACAGCCACGAGACCCCGCCCCGCCGCGCTAGTACGCGAGCCCGCGATCAGGTCATCCCGCTAGGTGAGCCGCACCATTGTGGAAACCAATCAAGACAAGGAGACAGAAATGTCAGACGTACGAAACCTGCACGAGAAGCGTGCAGCTCTTCTGACCGAGGCTCAGTCCATCGTGACCGACCTTGCGTCAAAGGGCGAAGCGCTTGAGGGCGAGTCACAGGCTCGCTTTGAGAAACTTACTTCGGAGGCTGCAACGGTTGCGGCCGCAATCCGCTCGGAAAAGGAAGCCACGGAAGCACGAAGCGCTGCTGATGCAGTTCGCGCCGAGTACGCCACGGCAATCGCTCCGAAGGTTGAGAAGTCCGAAGGCTCGAACGAAGAGCTACGCGCACTCGCTCGCTTGGGCGGCGCGCAGATCTTTGAGTACCGCGATGTCTCACGCAGCACTGGCCTGGGCAACCCAGTCACCATTGCTGACCGCGTGAACGTAGTTGCGGCTCAGTTCAACCCATTCATTGACCCAGCGATCGTGACTGTGGTTCGCGCAAGCACCGGCAACAACATCCAGTTCCCACGAGTCACGGCTCTTGGAACCGCTGGATCGGTTGCTGAGGCTGGCACGATCGGCGAGTCGGACGGAACGCTCAGCGCCCTGTCCCTCACACCAGTCAAGTACGCAACGATCATTCAGGTGACGGAAGAACTCGCAACGGATGCGGCGTTCGACCTCAGCGGGATGATCGCCGAGAAGTGCGGTGCGGAAGTCGCAGTCGCTCACGGTGCCTTCGCTGGTACCGCGATCGGTGCTGCTGCCAACGTCGGCGCAACTGGCTCAGGCACGGCCTCAGTGAACCCAACCTTCACCGACCTTGCGAAGCTGAAGGCGTCTGTGAACCAGGCGTACCGACGCGCACCAAAGGCTGGTTGGTTGATGAACGACACGACGCTCGGCGTTGTGACTGGTCTCGTGGATACGGCTGGACAGCCAATCTTCCGACCAGGTGATGCGAACGTGGCAGACCGACTCCTCGGAGCGCCTGTCTATAGCGCAGCACTTATCGACCTGACCGACAACACCGCAGGCGCAATCCTGTTCGGTGACCTCGGACAGATCTACACCGTCCTCGTAGGCGGCGTGCAGGTTGAAGTTTCCCGCGAGTTCGCGTGGAACCTCGGCCTCATCTCCTACAAGGTTCAGGTGCGCGGCGCGACCGGTCTTGCTCAGGCAAGCGCCGTCAAGTCGTACCAGTCAGCCAACGTTTCCTAATCAGTTAGGCAACTAGGTTGAGCGAAGGGGTGTCGGGCTTAGGCTCGGCACCCCTTCCTCGTAGCAGGAGGGCAGAATGAGCATCTGGCACAAGATCAAGAAACTGGCTGGCAAGGGTGCGCCTAGAATCAACGCAGAGGCACCTCAGAGCCACGTAGAGCGCGCCATAGTGGTCAGGTGGGGTAATACAGCCACCGTCAAGCGAATGCCTGTCCAGTGGCGGGAGAAAGGGGAAAACGAGTGAGCGAGCAGCAAGTCAGCACAAGGCAGGTCACGGTGGGTACGGCGGCGACCCCAATCGGTGAAGGACTGGTCTCTGGCTCAACCTTCCACCTCTACGCCTCGGCTGGCGGCAACGCGACCATCTACGTCGGCGCCGCGAATGTCACCACGAGCAACGGCTACATCTTGCACAAGGGTTTGCCAATCGTGATCCACGTTCCTGAGCGCATCCAGTTGTATGCTGTGGCGACTAACGCAGGCGAGACAATCTCGGTCCTGCAAGTCGGAGGCATCTGATGTCATACGCAACACTCGCAGAGTTCAAGAGCGCGATCGGGATCGGCACTGCCGACACGACCGATGACACGCCGCTCCAGTCCGTCCTCGATGCAACCGATGCGCTGATTGACCTCTACACGGACCGCAAGCAAGGCTTCGGCACGGCGTCCGAGACGCGCTACTACACGGCGACGGACTATCAGTACGTCTTGGTGGATGACCTCGTGAGCATCTCGTCGCTGACGACGGATGACGACGGCAACGGCACCTACGAGACAACGTGGGTCGCAGGCACCGACTACAACCTCTCCCCAGGCAACGCAGCACTGGACGGCTGGCCGTATACAGAGATCGACGTCTCAGTGACGTGGCCGCGCAACTTCCCGCGCAACGTCTATCGCGGCGTCAAGGTGGTCGGCGTCTTCGGGTGGCCAGCAGTGCCACCAGCTGTGAAGCAAGCCGCAATCATTCAAGCCGGTGCAGTCTGGTCTTCGCGCACATCGCCGTTCGGCGTGATCGGAAGCCAGGACCTCGGCGGAATCCTTCGCCAAGCGCGTGCCTTGCATCCTGAAGCGCAGGTCTTGCTAGAGGCATACCGCAAGCGCGAAGGTCTGGCTCGATGAGCTTCAACGATCAGACGATCATCGCAGGACTCGCCGCGCACCTGACGGCTGCGAGCAAGCCAAGCGGCTACACGCTCCGCAATGTTTACGCCTACCCACCAGACAATCTCGCGGTGGTACCAGCGGCGGTGATCATCCCAGGCGATGACACAATCGCCTATGGCGCAAGCAACCGACAAATCACGCTAACGCTCAACGTGGTGGTCTACATTCAACCGCAGGCTGACCTCGGCCGCAAGTACGCCGACCTGATGACGTGGCGCACGTGGCTGCGCGACAGCCTGATCGACGGCGTGACGTTGAACAGCACAGATGCCGTGGCGCAGGCGAGCGTGACTTCCACGAACATCGGCACCGACACTTGGGCAGATCAGGACTACCTGACAATCACCGCGACCGTTGAGATCGCAAGCGTGGAGGCAATCGCAACCAGTGCCTGACCTCAAGAAGCCTCTGAGCTATCCAGTCATCAGCCACATTGACGTGCAGTTCGTGCCAGGCTCAATCCCACAGGGAGAGTTCGTGGCTGGTCTGCCTGCCGACGGTAGTATCATCAGCGCACCTGTGGTTCAGGCAGAGGCTTGGATCGCAGCAGGAATCGCCAAGCGTGCCGCGACTGCGGCTGAAGACAAGGAGAACGACTAATGCCAGCCGCATCCGCAGGGAACGTACTGTTCAGCAAGTTGGTCGCCTTCAAGGAGGCGACGCCTGGAACCATCCCGACGCTGACCAGCGGCGGCCGCAAGCTGCTCGTGACGCCAACTGGCGTGATCAGCGATGGCGTCACCATTGAACTCGGCGCCGAGCGATCCGTTGCACTTCGCAACCCACTCATCGGCTCCACCGGCACGATCGTCTCCATTGAGCCAACCCTGAGCGCAACTGTTCCTGCGGTGAGCGTCGGCGAACTTCCAATCTGGCTCTCAATGACAAAGACCGACACCGTGAGCGGAACCGCTGCGCCATACGAGTGGGACTACGACTACTCGATGACAGCGGCGAACTCGCCGACTTCGTACTCGCTCGTCGCCACCGATGGACTTCAGCAGTACGTCGCCAACTACTGCCTCGCTGAGTCAATCACCATTGCGGCTGACCGCAACGGACTGACGAACCTCAGCGCCAACCTCTTCGCGCAGAACGTTGCAAAGAACAGCGCGACACTCGCCGAAGGCACACCGACTTCGCCGTTTATGTCAGGACGCCTCTGGAACGCCTTCCAGCACGGCTCGACTTTCCCAGGCACGGCTGACGGAACGGCATACGAATACCTGCTCGACTTCTCACTGGAGTTCAACGCAGGGATCACGCGCCAGTCCTACCTCGCAGGCACGACGGTGTTCAGCACGCACGCTGAGAGCAACCCATTCACCGGCACGCTGACGATGACGGTCTCCTCGACCGCTTCGGCAGTGAGCACTTGGTACGACGCCTACCGCGCAGCTACGCCGAAGGGCGTGCGACTGACGTGGAGCAACGGCACCTACTCGGCACACATCCTTGCGATGATCGTCCCAACGGAAGTTCAGCAGATGGCTGGCGCCGAAGATGGTCTGACCACGATGGCCGTGACTGGAACGCTGGTCTACGACACGGTGAGCGCGAAGAGCCTTCGCATTGTCGTGAATAGCGACTTGGCGGCGTTGCCGTAAGTTCAACCTAGTAGCAGAGGAGGAGGCTAGATGAGCCAGAGCAAGCCACAGTTTCGCACCGTTGAAGTCACCCTGTCCGCGCCGTTTGAGGGCTGGACAGCCACGATGAAGGCAGAGGGCGTTCCTGCTCGCGTCTTCATTGAGCTGCAAAGCGGCAGCGCCGAGCGCGCACTCAACGCATTGCAGAAGCTCGTAATCACGCACAACTTCCTGACCGAAGATGGCGAGCCGGCGACAGAGGTGC